GTAATGAGTATTATGTCAAATGAGTGAATCGAACCGCATCCTCGACCTCACTCACCTTCCCGGGCAGCCGGCCAGCGCCTCGACCGCGGCAGCCGTGCCCTCGACCGCGGCGCCGGGGGGGGCGGGGCCCCACGCGACCGTCGATCCAGTAACAATACGATCTCTCGATGGGCGGCGGCAATTTTTTGAGATTCCGGTCGGGTGGGGTGAGCCGTTGCGTGGATTCGTTTTCGACCGGCTGAATTTTTTCATATCGGCGTTGCCGTTCATTCATTCCACGGATAACGAGGATTGTTGATATGGGCGCTGGCGACGATTTGGTGGATACGTTGACGCGGCCGATTGGCGCGGCAAAGCGATTGCTGGATTCTGCTGCTGCGAGTACGGATCCGGAGTACCTGAAACGGAAGATGCGGCCGAAGCCGAAGGTAGAGAAGCCGAAGTCGATGGATCCGAACGACCCCAAGGCTTTCAGGTGGTGACGCGATGCCCGTGAGTATCAAGAAGCTGGACGGTGGGTATCAGGTCAAGACTCCGAACATGGTTCACGCCAAGAAAACATCTTTGGAGAAGGCGATGAGCCAGAAGCGGCTTCTGAACGCCGTGGAGCATGGCTGGACTCCCGGGCGGCGTAGAAGTTCTGCAAGCGGGATGCCGAAGCTTTGATCGAGATCAATGGCGTCAGGTTCACACCGATCCCTGGCGTCCAGTACAAGCACGATTACGTTCAGGCGGCGAAGAACATAGCCACCGGCAAGTGGGACGATCGAGCAACGTATCGGGCTTTAATTCTCAACGATCTTTTTTTCATCGTGCAATTCATCCTGAAAATCCCCCCGAAAGTCGCAAATCATCCGTTCGTGATCCAGATGTGCCGCGAAGTCGAGGAAGGTCCGGTCGATTTCACGCTGGACGTTTGGGCTCGGGAACATTTCAAGTCCTCGATCATCACGATCGCAGAGACGATTCAATACACCCTGGCGAATCCGGAGAAGGTCACGGCGATATTTTCGTATGTGCGGCCGGTGGCGAAATTATTCCTGGGGTCCATCAAGGACGTTTTCCAGAAGGAGAAAATCCTCTCCGCGTGTTTCCCGGATGTGGTGTATGAGGATTGCGAGAAAGAGGCAACCCTATGGTCGCTGGACGGCGGCTTGATCTTGCGGCGGTCATCGACGCGGAAGGAGCCGAACGTCAGCGCATGGGGATTGACGGAGGGGATGCCGACCGGCGGCCACTACGAGCGGCGGGTATACGACGATATCTCGACACAAGACATGGCCGATTCCGTGGACATGATGGAGAAGGTCAAGGATAAATTCGACTCGAGCCAGAACCTCGGAACGTCCGAAGGATCGCATCGCGTGGTAGGAACGTATTACCACCACAACGACGCCCTGGTGTATATCCGCGGGAAAAAGGACCTCGAGGGCAACCCGAAGTACCATTACCGGCTGAAACCTGGGTCCCACGACGGGACCGGCGCCGGCCGGCCGGTATACGTCAGTCAAAAGCGGTGGGATGACCTGAAACTCACCCGATCGTTCAACTGCCAGCAACTTTGCGATCCATCACCGACCACCGATCAGAAGCTCAACCCCGATTTCCTACTGCCGATCGAGCGCCGGATGATCCCGAAAAACGTATATCGGTTCATGCTGGTGGATCAGGCCGGGGATCTGGCAACGGCGAAGATCCAGTCAGGGCCTTCCCTCGATTCCTGGGCCTTCGGCGTGGTGGGCGTGGAGCCTTTTACGGACGATATCGGGCAAAGCAAGGTGTTCATCGAGGATCTGATGATCGCCCCCATGTCGGAGAGCGAGGCAATCGACGCCATCGTGAGGATGTACCTCAACGCCGGCATGATTATGAAACTCGGCGTCGAGAAAGTCGGGCTGTCCTCCACGCATATCCATATCCAGAAGGCGCTCCAAGCCTACGGCCGGCATATCACGTTCGAGCCGGATGGCAGCGGGAACGGGATTCTGCTACTTCCGTTGGGCCAGGGAACCAAAGGCGGCGGCTGGAAGAAGAAAATGATCGAGAGCGCGTTGAGCTGGCCGCTGAACAACGGCAAGATATTCTACTCCACGGCCGTTCCCATGAATTACATCGAGCGGTTGAAGCTCGAAATGAAGAATTTCCCCGTTTGGCACGATGACGGGATGAATATGCTGGCCTACCTGTTCTCCCAAATCCTGAAAAATATGTTCTTCGGCATGGCAGAAGATCAGGCAGAGGCAGAGCGGAACCGCCGATACAAACCAAAACCGGCGCAACGTAGCTGGATGAGCGTGTAGGAGGACGGCTTGGCCGAAACCGAAACATCGGACGCTACGAAAACCAATACCGGCGAAGCTACCGGCCCGATTGCCACCTGGAAGAAGTGGTATACCGAGGCGAAAGACGCTTGCCGGGAGTGGCATAACGAAGGCATCGAGGATTCAAGGTTCTATCACGGCGGCAAAGGTCAATGGAGAAAAGATGATATCGCCATCCTCGAGGCCGAGAAGCGGCCGGTGTTTTCGATCAACCGGATCAAGCCGACGATCGACTTGCAGAAGGGGATCGAAATTCGATCCCGCACGGATATCGACGCGAAACCCCGCGGAGCTGCCGATGGTGGCGCGGCAGACGCGATCACGGCCGGCTTCAAGTACATCCAGGATCAGAACAATGCCGATCATGTCATATCGGACGTTTTCTTCGACGGCCTGAAAAACGGCATCGGCTGGATCGAGGTTTGCGAGAACGAAGATCCGACTCAGGAAGAAATCGCGCTCAATTACATCCCCTGGAAGAACGTCGGTTGGGATCCTCACGCCATAAAACTCCTTCTGGACGATGCACGGTATATGTTCAAGGAGAAATGGGTCGATATCGACGTTGCGAAAGCTACCTGGCCGGACAAATCCGATGAGCTGATGGCCGGCATGGACAACGCCAGAGGCGGTGAGGGCTCCACGCATACCCGGGTGAAACCCGATCAGTACGCATCCGGCGAGGCCGTGAAGTGGAACGATACTCTCAGGGACCGGATCCTCCTGGTGCAGATGTATTTCAAGAAACCCGTTCCGGCGATCTTCCTAAAACTAAAAAACGGCGATGCGGTCGAGGTATCGGAGCAGCAACTCACCGATCGACCTGAGATCGTCGCGCATCCAGCCGTCATCAGGGTCATCAAGCGGCCGGTGGACAAGGTGTATTCGTGCATCTTCTCAGGAAATACCGTCCTCGAGGATCAAGCTCTACTCCAAGAAAAGCACAATCATTATCCGCTGGTCCCGTTTATTTGCTACACCGACGAGGACGGGGCACCTTACGGCATGGTTCGGAACATGAAGGACCCGCAGCGCGAAATCAACAAAAACCGCAGCCAGTATTCCCATATCATCAACACCCGCCGAGTATTCTTCGAGACGGGCGCTTTCAAGGCGCCTCTGGAAGCGAAGGAACAAATCAGCCGGCCGGATTCCTGGATCGAACTGACCTTCGGCGCGTTGACGAATAAAAGATTCCAGTACGAGCGAGATACCGAGGTAGCACGGGAACACTTCGAGATCATGCGGGAAGCCAAGCAGGAACTCCAAGAGGTTTCCGGAGCTGTCGAGGAACAAATGGGCCAGCAGACAAACGCCCGATCCGGGGTGGCCATCGAAGCCCGTCAGCGCCAGGGGGCGACCGTCAACACGGAGCCCTTCGATAACCTCCGGCTGACAAAACGCCGCATGGGTGAATTGATGCTGGCCCTCATGCGAAGGCATTGGACTTACGAGAAGGTCATCCGGATCACCGACGAGCAGACTGGCGCGGATAAATTCGTCACGTTCAACCAGGGCGGCCAGAACATGATCTCCCAAGGCCGGTACGATATCGTCGTATCCGACCATCCGGAGACAGAAACAACCCGGAATTGGGTCAGCCGCACCCTCATGGACTTCGCCACGCGGCAGCCGCCGCAGATCGGCCTCGCCATCGTCCAGACGGCGCTCGAAATGAGCGACATTCCGAACAAGGACGAGGTAATGAAGAAACTCAAGGAGGCCCAGGAGAAGCAGGATCGACTCGATCAGCAGAAGATCCTGGCCGATGCGATCAACAAGGAGAAGCCCCCCGCGGCGCCGGCAGCTCCGGAGAAGGCCGAGCCGGAACCGATGGGACCGGCACAGCCGGGGATCAGCGCCGAGGAAGCCTTGAAGAAGATCCTCGCCGGAGAGACATGGGGAGCTGTCACAGAGATCAAAGATTCCACGGTGGAGAAAGCCGCAGAATTCATCAAAGCACCGAAACCGCCTCCCGCTGGCGATACAGCGGCGAAGAAATCCTCGCCCGTCAAGGCGTAAAAAGGAGCAATACCGATGGCCAAAGCAGAACAGATCGAGATCGAGTACACCGAGGCGCAGTTGTCCGGAGAAGATTCCGAACCCGCTGGCGAAAAGGCCGAAGCTGTCCCGGGGGCCAAGCCTACCCCGTCAGAGCCGAAAGCGGCAGAGGAATCGAAATCCCCGGACCCGACCCCGGAGCCGGCAGCGGAGCCGGCGAAACCGCCACCCGATGATCGGCGTGTCCCGTTGCGGGAACTGATTTCGGAACGGCAGAAACGGCAGGAGCTTCAATCGCGGCTGGAAGCGCTTGAAGCGGCCAAATCCGCAGAGCCGGTCAAGGATCCGAGAGAGTTGATCCTCGAGGACCCGCAAGAAGCGATCGGTATGCTGACGCAACGGATCGAGGATCTTCAAGCGGAGATCAACCGGAAGGAGCTGGAACGGGAGATCACAACGTCCGTGCCGGATTTCTTCGACAAGGCGCCGCAAATGGAGGAATTGCTCCTTGGAGAAGGCTTCTCCGAGGAAACGATCCGGAACATGATCGGATCCACGGGCAAGGAAGCTCCCAAGCTGTTCAAGGTACTCTCCAAGCTGGTCGATGTTTCCGACACGGCTGCGATGAGGGCGAAGATCATCGAGGAAGTCACCCCTCAGATCACGAAAACCCTCATGGAGAAATTCAAGATCACCGAACCCGGGAAGAATATCAGCCACCTTCCTGGATCTTCACCGGATGGCAGTATCGCCGTCGATGGCGAGAAAGGCTATGCAAAGCTCACCCCCGAACAGCAAGAGAAATGGCTGGCCGGGGAAATCTAAAAACCAAGGAGTAAGGGAAAATGGCCCTCACGGAATTTGGAGTAAACCATGCGTTAGCCGTCAAGCGGTGGAGTACATCGCTTGCCGTCGAAGCGGAGAAGAAGTCGTATTTCAAGAAATTCATCGGTTCGATCATCGAGCGTAAGACCGACCTCGAGAAGAAGGCCGGCGACCAGATCACCTACGGGCTTCGCATGAAGCTCCGCGGGGCCGGCGTCACGGGCGACAACACCCTCGAGGGCAACGAGGAAGCCCTGACGTACTACAGCGATGCGATCCTCATCGACCAGCTCCGTCATGCCGTCCGGTCGAAGGGGAAAGCG